CGACTTTTTGTTTGCTCCACAATCCAACCTTGTTTTTCCCACATCTTTTCTTGCGCGCTTACATCTTGAGCTCCGTAAACCGTACGAGTTACACTTTGAATTGGCATTCTAGCGGCTAAACACCAAGGATTAGATTTTTTACCAAAGTGAGTATCAATTACTTTTCTAGTATCAGCTTGCCCCTGCCTAGAATTCTCAACATTATAAACTGTAACACCATTAGTAAATTCTGTTTTGTCAGTAAAAGTTTTTACTTTATCAGGATTAGTTCTAGTGCCTTTAACTTCCCCAACAAATGTTTCTATTAGAACATTAGGGTTTTTAAAAGAGAATGGATCTATCTTCTTCTGAGTAGCTAACCTCTCAGCTTCCACAACTTTATAACCATCTTCAGGTAGTATTAAGTAACCATTAGCCATGTAGTGCATAGCCATTTTCTCATACTTAGATTTCTTATTATTAGGTATTTCTTTACCATCTACAAAGTCAAATACAGATTGAACAGCGTTTTTTCTTTGATCTTCAGTAAGATCAGGTCTTCTTTTAGTTAATTGCTTCTCATAAACATCTCTATGAGCTTTAGAGAACTTAATTTGAGAATACACGCTAACATCTCCCGCGCCATCTATAGCTGCTGTAACGTCTCCTATTGCGTTACTCTTAGAAAATTTAAGATTAACCTCTCTACCGATTGCAGCTGCTAATTCAGCGGTGCTTGACGGGCTAATACCCATGTCTGCAATTTTTTCTTGAACCTCAGCAGACTGCTCAGCTTCCATCGTAGCATCAGTAATCAAACTGTTTGATATTCGCATTGCAATACCATCTTTTCTAGTACCTTTTAAACCTTGTCTAGCACCGGTAACCGGATTGATACCCGGTTGATCAGCCCAACTCACAAGTTCATTTGGTGTTGGCATTATCTTATCGTATAAAGAAGGTGAGAAAGCACCTTTACCAGTTTTCTTGTCTTTTGTAATTTTGTTTAAAGCTTCTGGGGGTAATTGCTCTTTATTTACAGCATCTTGCACTTGCTCTATAGAAGTTAACGTTTTAACAAAATTTGTAAAAATTCTATCGACCTCAGGGGTATTTCTTTCCATTTGAACTAAATCAGCTGTAGATATATTTTCAAAGATAGCTTCTCTATGCTTTTTTAATTGAGATATGTAAATGTCTTTAGTACCTCTTTTTACATAAGCATCAGCAACACCGTAAGTTAAGAAGTTTTTGATTTGCTTAAACAAAGGGCTGTTAAGACTAGCATATTCTTTTTTCATTTTAGCCACTATAGCCTTAGCTCTTAGCTGAATATCTGCAATATTCTGGGTAGCACCATAAGCCATTATTAAACTTTTCTTAGCACTTTCTAATACCTCTTTATGTATCTTGTCACCTTCTTCAACAACATTACCACCCTTATCTAATACCTCTCTTTTGAAACCCATCTCCTGTCTAAGTTGAGAGTATCTTTGTTTTTTTGCTTTATTTTTCTTAGCTTGACCTTGAAATGATAAATCTTCTGTTTCAAAAGCCTCCATAGCCGCATCAGTTTCCGCTGCAACCTGAACTTTTACTTCACCTTCTTTAGTTGTCTCACCTATTTCTTGCGTGTATTTTATTTCACCTTTTGTTATAACGTTGTAAGCTTGTTTTGCTCTATTAGGTATTTGAGGGTTTATATGACCAAATAATCCACTAGGATTTTTTCTTTCAGGTTGATATTTTTTAAACCAAGAATAAAGCTCCGCATAAGTGGTATCTAAAAACGTTTTATCATTAACTCCTTCGTGTGGTTGAGCTAATATAAGGCCATCTAATAAACCTTGTTTTTGTATTTGCTTCCAAATATTTTCAGCTTCAACCTGAAAGTAAGCATTACCCTGACCTTCTTTTTCTAAATCCGTTACAGTACCGTCTTCATCTACAATTTGTTTACCAAGATCATTTATTGTTTTAGTTTGAGTTTTAGAAAACTTTGTTGTAGGTTCAGCTTTAGTTTTAGGTGCAGACTTCCTAGCTTGTTTAGCTATTCTATTTTCTTTAATAGCCTGTATATCCGACACGTCAATAGTACCAGCTTTAATTTTCTTAGCTATTCCAATTAAAAAGTTTATAGCATCTGTCTCTCCTCTTAAATCAATTTTTTTACCACCAACTTTTTCAATACCTTTATTCATAAGGTTAGCTAAAAACCCTGCTTGTTTTGATTTAGCTACATCAACTTTACCACTAGCAACCTCTTCTAAAAATACCATTATAGTTTCATCGTATAACTTATCTTTAATAGCACCAGCTTGATTTAATCGAAACTGCAATCTTTTGTGTGCCGCTGGATTAGCTTGTTTTAAATATTCTGTTATTTGTCCACTAAGATCTTTAAAAGCAGCTGGATTAGCACCAATAGCTTTTATAAAAACAGAGTGCCCAACTTCATGCGTTCTTGTTTCCAACCTATCATCCATAGCCATGTTATTAGCAATAATAAATGGCACTTGACCGTCTTGCGTTTTTATATTTGCACCATGAGCGTTGCTATCTTTTATGTCATTAAGAAACTTAGCCTTAGTGGCTTCAGATATGTTTGTTTGTTTTTCAACCCAAGTTATAGCATCTTGGTTTGTTTCAAATAATTTAGTGTCTGTTAAACCAGCCTTTGAGTTGGCCGCATGATCTTTTTTAATTTTTCTAAGGTTATATAAAAACTTAGCTCTCTGATTTACCTCTATTTCCGTTGGTTCTTTTCTACGTGCTTTAGTTGCTTCTAAGTTAACATTAACTAAATCATCGCCAGCTTGCTTTTTTAAAGCCGCTACGTCATCAGCGTTTTCATCTAAACCAGAGTAAGCGTCCCACTCATTTCCAAAAGCGTTTTTATCTCTAAAGAAATCTTTTTGTCTTTGTTTAGAATCAAACTTTACTTGTAATTGTTTTAGTCTATCGTTTTTTTGTTGATCTGTTAAAGTAGTATTGTTATCAACTTCAATAGCCTCGTTTTTTATACCTTCTAACTCAGAGTTTAACGCAAAATAATATTTTGTAGCATCGTCGCTTAAACTGTTAACAAGAGTCTCTTGCTCTCTAACATGCGTTTCGTTTTCAGCTTGTAAATCAGCAATTGCTTTGTTGTTTACATCTATATCAGCCTGCGTTCCAACACCAGTAATACCAGCCTTTAAATTTATTTTTATATTTAAATTTGTCTTGTTAAGATTTTTAATCTTATCAACACGCTCTCTATAATCTATGTTAGCGGAGTGATCGTTAAATTGAGACAAATATAAACCTCTCGCAAATGGAGCTGTACTTAAAGTTGTACCAAACATAAGTCCAGAAAACATAGCGTGAGCTAATCCTTGCGTTAATGGCTTTCCATCTATAATGTTTTGAGTTAACTGCGTCATACCCTCACCTATAGGCTCCGATGCTATACCATATACTGTTTTACCAATATTCTTTTTAAAGTATTTACCTATTGTTAAGTCTGTTAAGGTTTTAGCCCCTGGTGTAGCTGAGAAACCTCTTTTAGCAGCTCTAAGCAATGGAATTGTAGTTAAAGATTCAAATACTAATTCAGAGGCGCCAAAACCAGCACTCATCCACCACATCTCCGCATTAGAAAGCTGTCTTCCACCCTCAGAGTTTCTTTCAATAGATAAATCAGTATAATGCTCTCCAAAAGCACTTAAACCAAGAGTTGCAGCACCAACGCCAGGTATTGCTAAAGTTGCAAATACAGGTATTTGATTAGCTACTTCTTGAGCCACAAATGTACCAAAGTTTGTAAGAGAACTAAAAGCATCATCAAATTGCACGTCTTTAGCATAAGAATCTCTAATTTCCGACGTTGACGTTTTAAAATCAGACAGAAAATCAATAGCCTCTTTATTCTCTCCACCACCCATTAAATTCATACCGATAGTAGCATTGAAATACATTTCAGTGAACCCCAAACCTGTAGTGGTTAAAAACTTTTCTAAACCATCGTAATTTCTTCTAGCAATATCAATCGCAGCAGCATTGTCACTGTACTGAACAGCTTTTTCCATTACTTTTTCTTGAAAAGACTTAAAGGCTTTTACCTTGTTATTAATTTTAACATTAAGCCCTTTAAACTCATTAAATATTCTTTCTGGAATTTGTCTACCACTTTGTAATGTAACTACACTTTCGCCAGGTATAATATCAAACTCAAAATCAGGATCTTCTAGTTGAGAGTTTATTTCATTAAACCTAATAATTTCAACACCATTATCTAATTCTAAAGCTTTTGCTAAAAGCGTGTTGTAATCTTTGTTAAAGTCTACATCAAACTCTTTAGCAGCAATAGTGTATTTTTCAGCTAAACTAGCTTTGTTGTCCCCAAATAAATCATTTGTATAGTTTATAACTTTATTTTGCAAACCAACCTGAGAAGGTAAAGTAATATTACCTTGCAACTCGTCTCTTTCTATAACCTCAGTTAATGCTTTTTCTTGAATACCATCTATAATATACTCTAAAGCCCTCTTGTGCACTTCTTCCGTGGTTGGTGCGCTTTTGTTTCCATCAGCCTTATACTCTGCTTTTAAATCATCTAAAGCTCTTTTTTGCTCTTCCTTATAAGGTGTAATAGAGTTTACAACAACGTTTGGTATAGCCTCTCTACCGCCTATTAAAATTTCAAGATTACCCATAAGTCCAATTTTTGCATCAGTCTTAAGCTTAAACAACTCACCACTCTCAAAGTCTTCTTGTATTTTAGCTATTTCTTCAGCGGCAACTTCATCTCTTTGAGTATTTATATTTTCCCAAGTTGTTCTTCTTGCTTTTTTAGCCTTGTCTTGAGCAGCAAAATTTTCATCAGTAGAATACTGGTTAACAAAATCTTTCAGGATATTAAAAGATCTATCTCGTCCTTCTTTTTCACTTAAACCAGCTCCACCGTAAAGATTTAAACCGCCAATGTTCATGTCGAACGTAGCGGAGTTCTTACCATCTTTAGTAGAAATTTTAATAGCATCTAACCCACCACCTTCTTTAGATCCTAACGCTACTTCTTCAAAGTTAAAGCCAGGGTATAATTCTTGTAATTCTCTTACAGCCGCTCCCTCACCTTTATTAAACAAACTAGTGTGAGCATCAATGTTATAGCCAGCAACATCTATAGGTGAAGCATAATCTGATGACGATAAAATAGTCTCCGGGTTATACGAAGGGACTTCAGTAGCTGCTCCAGTAAACTTATTTTCAAAAGTATTAAAGTCACCCGTAAAATCACCATCATTTACAATACCAGCGTGCAATGTTTTTCTGTAATCTAAGTCTTTAAATTTCTCTTGAAACTGCTTAAAACTACCGTAAAAATAACCATCATCATATAAACCTTGATATAACTCTTCTAACATACGTAATGTAATTTAATTTTATTAATCATATTTTACTCCAACAGCGTTTCTTCTTGCTTGAACCTTACTATAAAAAATAGGTTGGCCAGTAATAATGTTTCCAAATTCATCTTCTTCATCCCGTGTTATAAGTCGACCATTAGCACCATCTCTAACATTGTATCCCACGACTCCACCGTTGTTATCCAACACTGGCACGTACTCATTCTGCCAAGGATCTGTAAACTCTTCACCATTTTTAATTTTCTTAGCAACTTCTTCGTCATCATATAAAACATTACCCTCTCTATTCATCCTCCAACCAACATAACTTTCTGTACCTTTTGCTGGATCGTATAAGAAACCACCTCTTCCAATTTTAGCATTACCCTTAACTTGACCAAGTATAGCCTTGTCAAACCCTTGGAATGTATACTCATATCTACTAGTAATATCATTTTTTAAGTGATTTACTAAAACTTTTTTTGATCTATCTAAATCAAAGTCGTTATCCGTAATATCTGTTAGTACATTAACCATTTTATCAAAATTTTCTTTAAAAAGCGCTTTATCCGCTTCAGGTAAGGCCTCCATGTCCTGAAGATCAATATCACCATCTTTGTCAACATCTGTTAATTGAAATGTTGTTAAAAAAGTTGACTCTAAAAGATCTAACGATATAGACGCTCCTTCTCCTGGTTTAGTATTTTGCAATGCCGATACTAAAGATTCTCTATTAACACCGTCAATTCTAGTTAACGCTAAATCTCTAAAATCTTCTTTTGTGTTAATTAAAACTTCAATATTTGACAGCAGTTCTTCATCATTAAGCATTGGTTTACCACCATCTTCAGCGTCTATTTTTGCTTGAGCTACTCTAGTTCTATAAATATCTACAACAGCACCTTGTTTTTTAGCATTTATTGTTGGTAGGTTTTCCCTCATTTGGCTTAAGTTATAACTCACGTCAAAATCTAAAATATCCCCCACATAACTCTTTGCGTTAAAAGTTAGTTTACCATCAACAAATGATACCGAAACGTTATCGTCCATATCCATGTTGTCTAAATCCATCATTAACATCATTGGAGCTATTGTTTCGCCTTTAATAGCATTAGTATGCCAAGCGGCTTTATTTTCACTTAATATTTGAAATGTAGTTCTAGCGTCTACAGCTTCACCAATAACTCTTTGTAAGTCTGCTGTTATTCTTGTTCTAGCTTTTTCGTTTTCAATATTATCACCTTTACCAAACGTGTTTACAGCTTCAAACTCATCTTGTAATCTTTTAACTTCAGCATCAACAGCGTTAACCAACTCTTGAGGCATTGTTTCTTTTCTCTTTACAATTTTCTCATAGTTGTTATCCATGATTTTTTTAAACTCAGCTAACTGCGCGTTCTTACCAATCCTTAAAGTTTCTTTTTCTACCTTATACTCTTTCATAGCATCTGTAGCGATACCTAAATAAGATTTCATGTTCTCTGTATTGCTATCGTACAAAGGTTTTAGATTTGGAACGTCTACTCCAGCTCTTGATGTAGCTTCTTTAAACGCCGCGTCTACTAATGTTCTATCTGCTGCCATATTTTAATTTTCTTTTGATGCCACGTTATTTAATTGCCACTGTTCTTCTGTAATTCCTTCTGCCTCCCAAGGTTTGGTACCGAGATCCGCTTTTGGATCAGCTTGTCTTGCGCTACCACCCCAATTTATTTGACCAGCCGCTTGCCCAGCCACATTAAAAATACCTGTCATAGCGTTATTTTGAGCAATACTAGCGTTCATTTGATTAGCTTGAGCTTGCTGCTCTGCTAAGTTAGCACCTGTAGTCTCACCCATTTGCATTCCAAGTAAAGTAGCTTGTCTATCCATTTCAGCTTGTTGAACCCATTGTTCACCTTGTCTATCGTAAGTTTGAACAGCCGCAGCACCTTTAGCTGCTGCTACTTGATTTCTTGATTCTTGTTGACCGATTGAAGCTGATATTTTTTGAGTTTGAATTTGACCTTGATTCGCAAGCGCTTGAGCTAAACCTGCTATACCACTACTCCCTGCGGCACCTTTCATGTTTTGCATTATATTAGCTCTTTGTTGAGAACCTTGTTGAGCTTGAAATTGAGCTTGTTGTTGGTTAACGGTTAAGTCTTCAAATGTGTTTTCCATGTTAGCAAATGGATTTGTAAACTGCATACTTTTATATTCAGCTTTTTGCTTGTCTAGCTTCGCGCTTTCAGCCAAACGTTTAGTTTCAGCTTCACCAGCGGCAGTTTCGGCAGCATCTCTGTTTTTACTAGCGTTGTACATACTAACACCAGCCCCAACAGCACCGACAACAATCGCGCCCCATGTTCTATCCATGTAGTTGTGTGGGTGCATTATGCCTGTTAAATTTATCATAATTTATTTTCTTTTAAATATTCTTCGTACTCATCCCAGTTGAACACTACATTTATTTCTGCTAACTCACTTAAATCCTCTGTATTAGTAGGATTTGCATGTACAGTTGTTATAACACAGTCTTCTATAGCGTACACAATTCGCTTTGCTCCTTGTGGTGATATAATATAACACGGTGCTATAAACTCTTCAACACCATCTTCTTTTGACGATGCTAGTATTCCTGATAGCAAGAAAAATCCATAACTGTGTTTATGTATTGCTGAAAAACCCAGTTGACCCTTCTTCATTCTCATCTCTCTAATATAAACCCCATCAGCAAAAGAATGCTTATATTCCCACAAATGTTCTGGGTATATTATTTCCTTCCCAGTACCTATAATATTCTCCCCATCAGCAACACTCACAAAGTAATCCTCAATTCGCTTTACCTTTTCTTTATAGGATTTAGCTGGAGTATTGTCAAATATTTTTTGCAACTCATTCTTAGCCATAATTTAATTTAATTTATATCTAAATAGTCACAGTTTTGCTTGTTTTTTTACTATTAAGCTGAGGTAGAAAGTAGTTGGTTAATATCAAATCTTAACGTTTGACTAGCCGTACCTGCTTTTACAATTTCTATATTACCAGTTATAGTAGCCACTCTACCTGTGTTTTCTACAGTTAGAGTAATACCGCTTTCTAACGTTTGAACGGCATCAGCGGTCCAGTTTCCAGCACCGTCAGTCCCACCGCCCGCTGTTATAAGTGGATTTTGTAAAGCTGGGTTAATACCTATTCCACTAATCCTAGATACGTTGTTGATAACACCTTCTGTATCTGCAACGCCTATTGTTCTACTAGCGCTAACAGCTCCAGATGTTGTTGTAGTTGGCGCAGTTAAAGTGATGGCTAAATCTGTAAATTTAACGTCCCAACCATATACTCTTAGTATTTCACTCTCTCCATATCCACCAATCTTTAAAGTGTCTCCAGCTAAAGCTAATAACTGCTGTGTATCAAAAACAACATTACCGTCTTGAGCGGTAACTAAACCTTTTACTACCGTTGGTTTTTTACCAAAAGTACTTAACGCTGGTCGTTTGTTTTTTATTATTTTTTTCTCATTTTTTGTGCCAGCGAGTAAAGTTATAGAGTCTTCATAGGAGCTTACAGATGTACCTTCCAGTCCCACAGTTATCATTCCTTGTTTTACTAAGTGAGCCTTAGTTATAGGCCAACTATAATTCATTCTATTACTAAAACTTAATGTTTCGTCATCATCTATAGCAATCGCTTCAGACATTTGAAACTCTTTAGCGTTAGAAGGGTTAATACTTTTAACGGTAACAGCGTTGTATTGAGTTCTAGCGTCTAGAGCGGCATTACCGGTTATTTTATCTCCAACAGCCCACAAACCAGTAAAATCATCATCCATTGTTACTACATCTCCACTTGTCACAGCTCCATCAACAACTTTATTTGCAGCTGTAACTGCTGGATATATATTTTCTCCTGGTAAATCTATTGGGGCAGATCCAACAACCGGTTGTATAAAAGCTAAGACGTCGTTAGACGTTGGTTGTTTTAAAATCCTATAAGCAGCTGTCGCGCCAGCTGTAGCCGTGAAACTAAAAGCCGTTTTAACTTGAGGTTTACCTCTATTAATAGAAATAGTATCTGCTGCCATAGCTCCAGCTACCGTACCATCAATTGAATAACCTTGTAGTGTTAACGTTAAAGCCGCATACTGATATATAACCTTTTGCATCATTAAAGAGTTAGAACCTGTAGAATTATTAATGTCTAATGAACCATCACTAAATCTAACCTCTCTATAAACAGCGTGTTCTGTACCTGGTTTTGCATAAAGAAAAATGTCATATTGATCTGTAGAACCCGTTATAGCTGGAAAAGTTATAGCTCCACTATATGATCTTCCAAGTATTTCTTCTTCTAAACTAGAGGCGGTTGTTTGAAAAAGATTTGTTACAAAGTTGTAGTACTTACCAGTGTCTTTATCTTTAATTTCTAATCTAAACTCCGCGCCTTTGTCTCCAGATATAACAAAGCGCCTAACCTCTTTAATAGCTGGTAAGTCTGATAAATCTAAGTCAAGATTTGTTAATCTAGGTAAAGATGGACCACCATTAAGTGTTGTGTTTGTCATTTCAGAATCAAGCATTAAACTACCATCTGGCATATAATGATATCCAGGAGGAGCTACTTGTCCTTGGTCATTAGTCGTTCTTAAGTTTGTACTGCTAGGTAAGTTATGGTATGACATAGTTATTATTTATTATTTACTGTTTTCAGTTATACCACTTCCTACCGACCATAATTTAGCGGCTGTAGTTGAATTATTTACAAAATGAACAGAAGCGTAATATCCTAATAAATTGTTGTTATTTACAACTCTATTTTTAGAGAAGGATATATAGTCGCCTCCATTTGGATCTAATAAGTTATAATTTAAAGGATCACCATTAGCATCGACATATTCACTATAAACCTCTATTTCTGTAGAAGAAATAATATTATGAACGTAGCCAACATGTATTGGTACTGCACTAGAATTATTTTCAAAACCACCAAGAGGTGATGTGCTCGTCATGTAAACTTGATCTCCAACTTGTAGAGAGGTGTTTATATTGTGATTAAAAGTTAATGTTTGTACGTATGCCATGTTTAAATATTAGAGTTTAATTCAATTGATATGTAACCACTACCGGCTGTGCCACAAGAATCTCCATCTTCATTTTCGCAATTTGCCACTACGGCGAATCCGTATGTAGTTCCGTCTTGGAACCAAGTTGATCCCGCAGGCCAAGGGCTATTGTAAACGTAACTAGCAATACCGTTGTTTATTGACGTAGGCACGACACCGGACCCAACGATTGTTGAAGTAGCGCCAAATTGAATTACAATGGTATAACTAACTGCCGTGTTAACTGCGGCGAAGTTAAATGTAATTTGCGTTGCGTGTGTTGGAGACGTTAAAGAGTTCCAAGTGTTAACAACAACAGGATTAGTTGAGTCCCAAAGAGGTTCGCTACAAGTGTAACAACAGCAGTCATTAGGATTTGCACTACCAGTTGCAGTACAATCTTGATTAAATGCAGCGTCATAGTTAGTTGCTGTAGAATCCATACACCCTGGGTTAGCAGCAATACAAGTACTAGCCATACCAAGATCTACGCTTGGATCATAGTTGATAGCGGTATTATCGTCTTTACAACCAACTGAAAAATCAAACGTTCTAAAACCAGTGCTTCCTGTAGGTAGTTGATCAGATAAAAAGTCATTGTCACAAGCCCCGTTAAAGTCAGCGTTAAGAGTTATTCTCAAGTTATTGTTGTAAACGTAAGTCTCCCATACTGAAGGAACCAACATTAGTGCTATCCTATCACCAAGATAAGAAGTCATGTTATTTAGCGGATACTGGTTGGTCAGACCAACCATGGTGCCTGGAGATTCACCTAATACAAAGTTAGCCAGCACAGCTTCAGTATAACCAGTAGACCCAGGCTCGTATGCAATTTGTACCATCCAGAAGGTAGTACCACCAGCTAAACTCGCGACTACATCTTGATCATCATGGTAAGTACAGCATTCGTTGTCGTTATTAGTACCACAACTTACCGTAACATTTGCATCAAAGTTACTTGCGGCCTGTGCATTTGGATCCATAACCGACGGAGTACTATCAGTACAACCACCGTAAACACAACCATCAGTACAAGTAGCGCCATCGTAATTTAAAGCACTTACGTCACCACAGAAAAGACAAGGATTATTAGCGTCAGGAGTAGTTGCTAAAATATTGTAATTACAAGCAGTAGCATCCATACACCCTGAATATGTACATTGTGTGTTGTCAGATATATTAAAGCCAGTGGCGTTGTTAGCTGCGCTATCAGTACAACCAATAGTAAATGTTTGTGTTTCCGTTGCAAAACAAAGGCCATCAGCTGTCATAATAAAAAACACTATATCAGCGGTAGTTGACCCAGCCGCAACATAATTCATTGTTGGTTCACTTGTTTTAACACCAATAACAGTACTACCACTCACTAAGCTACTCCAAGGGTTTAGGTTTACATTATTACCATTAATGGTAGCAATTGGATTTACAGAATTCCAATAAGAAGAGGTGTTAGGGTACGGGGTGTTATATGTGTTTATTTTAAAAGTAGTGTTGAAAAGGCTTTGACCAATTTCTATTGTTGGACAATTATAAGGGTTACAGCTACCATCATCTGTATTAGCGAGCGCATTATAGTTTGAAGCAGCATAACTTCCATCATTATTTAGCGTGTCATCTGTACAGCCTAAAACAATAGCAACACAACTACCATCATCTACAGTAGCTGTAGCATCATAATTAAACGCACTAGCATCAGTACATCCAGGAACTATAAGAGTTAAACAACTAGTAGGAATTGTATCAGCAACCCAAGGGCCATAACCACTTCCTTCTGGTCCATTAACTTGGTTAACAGCATCCCAACAATCACCACAATACTCTGAGTACGCGCTATCAGTACAACCAGTACATGTTGTGTATTCACATGAACCATCATCTATAGTAGCCGATGCATCAAAGTTACAAGCGCCCCAAGTTCCACCAGCGTTATTGAATGCGCCAGTACTATCCATACAACCAGGTATTGGAGTTGACGTAATAGTTGTTGAAACAGGTGTTCCAAAATGCGGACCTGCTCCCGTGTTACCTCCTGGAAGATTCTCACCTGCTGTAAGTGTGTTACCATCACTAGTTGTGCAAATAGTCTTAACGTATATATTATAAGTTCCTGCTTCTAAACCTGTAATAGTAAGTGTTTCTGTAGGATTTCCAGAAGATGTAATAGTTTCTAGGATAGTATAATTCCAATTGTAAACTTCATACGAAGTAACTGAGCTTGATGTAGATGCTGGCCACTCTATCGTGACAGTTCCATTGCTCATTCCAGCGTCAGATGTTGTTTGGTTCGTGATTGTAACGCTAGCCACATCATTACAGTAGGTACAAGCACCAAGGCAGGTGTAATCAGTGAAAGGTATTACCGCGTCATAATTATCAGCGTTATCATCTGCACATAAATAGCATAAACCATTATCAATTGTTGCTAAAGCATCAAAGTTACAAGCAGTATTATCCATACAACCACCAACATAAGTACATGAACCATCATCAATTGCGGTACCATTTAGATAAGTTAAATTTCCATTAGGACCATCAACAACCGGTGAACTACCTGTAAAGCTATAGTTTGTAGCTATAGGATCAGCGCACCCTTCATATTCACAACTTCCATCGTCAGTATTAACATCTGTCATTTCGTCAACAAGAGCAACATAGTTATTAGCGCTAGAATCTGTACAGCCAAAATTAATCGGAATACAGTAGTTACTTGGCATGTTTGCCGATGGATTAGAATTAAAATAACCTAAAAGAGTACACCCCCAAACACCTGGAATACAACTACCATCATCAACTGTTGCGTTAGGATCATAGTTTATAGATCCACCAAACTGTTCTTGATCAGCTAAAGGTCCCGTTGTGCAACCTAGGTAGTAGCAACTTCCATCATCTGTATTAGCGCTCAATTGGAAGTTGTCAGCATCAGGATCCATACACCCATGACTAAAATTAATACAAGAACCATCATCATTAGTAACGGCGTCGTTATAATTAAACATTGTGTCGTCCATACAGCCATATACAACACTAGTTATTGTACCAGAGGTTCTACCTATACCTTGTATACTAAAATCCTCAGTATTATAGTTTCCTGACGCGTTACCAACTTCAGATATAATAACGTCGTTACCTATAACATACCCAAACCATTTACCTTCTTTCTTTATAAATTCAGTTATACCACCTTGTTCTAAATTAGTAATAACATTAGTAACATGCCAACCTTTTTCTGCTTCTAAGTTAAAGTACTCGCCATCCATTAACGTGATATTGTTTTCATCTTTTGAAGTTACTTTAGCTTGTGAGCCTTCGTAATTTACAGTTTTGAAAGATTTAACGCTTCCAGGTACCTCGTTGAATATAACTTCTACACTTGATGGTACAAGGCTTTCGTTGTAAAAAGTATTTCTATCAACAGCCTCACTGTGATGTTTCCATATATCACCACCTTTAAACGTGTAGTACTCATTAGCGCAGCTAATAGCATTTTCAGGTGTAAATGATTTGAAACTCACCCAACCTTTTACATCTTCTTTAAATGTAACTGTTTTGGCAATATTATCACCTTTTATAGTAATATTGTATTCGTCTTTTCTATCGTCGTAACTACCAATCAGTTTATCACCTAGCTTTAGGTGATCTCTAAACCAATCTTTCATACCATGGTTCGATATAGGTGTTAACCCGTCCATAGACAACCTCATAACAGTACCTCTAACTTTATCAGTGAAATAAATTCTATAAGCTTCTGATGCAAATGACTCTGGATTTTTAGACATACCATACTCGCCAGAGTAAGGAATAGCTTGGCCTAAAACATTGTTAGTTGAAGTTACATTTGAATTTCCATCAGCATTAAACAAAGCATCTTTATTAGCTAGTATTTTTAATACTCTATCTTCACAAAGCGTTACTAAATCTCCACCTTGTCCCCACCCACTATGTAGTTTTTGTATACTACCATAAATAGGGTTTATGTCTTTTGTAATTTTTTCAGCGTAAGAAAATTGGTTTAAATTATTTACCCCTGATGTAGAGTTGTATATACCAGAATATACTAACCCACTATAACGACGTTCTTTTGCATACTCTTCAAAAACAGATGAAACTTTAACGCCATTACCCATAAAGCTAGCATTATACACATCTTTTGATCTATTTGATTCTACTCCGTTTCCAAAGGAATAACAGTTGTGCCAATTTAAAGTGTGCTCGCTTCCATATAGATTTTTTTGAAGACGAAACTTGTTGGAAAGATAACCTGTTCCAAATGCCATTTGATTCATAATCTCTTCAACCACAACGTTAAACGACTCCCCGTTAGGTTTAGTTATTATTAAAGTACTTCCAACTACAATAGGGTTTACTCCCGTTGGTGATGATCCTGGTCCAACCCAAGCTCCTGGAATTCCATTAATAATACTAGTTTGTATTGTTATCTCGTCCCCACCAGGACCTCCAACGTTAAGCACAAGTGGTTGCATTAAATCCATCCCCCCCTCGTTAAGTACGCTAGCTACTCGTGACTGTAAAGGTATTGTTTGTGAGATTGTACTTGGGTTCAATTCAATAGAATATCTATCACTAATTTCGTAATAAACATCTATCCCCTCATCATTTTTTGGCTTTGTTTCCCAAATAAAAGGGTTTTCTGGCATAACATTTCCATCGCTATATGTGTCGTATTCTTGAAGAAATTGAAGTGTATAACCTACCGCTACTATAGATCCGCAAACCCCATTTTCTATTGCCATTGGATGGTTTTGTAAACTGTAATCCGTGTTAGCTTCAGAAAAATTACTAGCCCCATTCATTACAGCCTGCTTAACCGCTAAAGCCTTGTTAAGCTCTACGCCACTAGTACTAGTAAAATTAGGACAAACCTCAAACCCTATAAGTGGTTTATACATACCACCTAAATCTATTCTATAATTACCATTACTGTCTTTTTCTCCTATACTTTTTATAGCAAGACCATAAAAATTATCACTAAGCGTGCCGTTGCAAAAATCAAGAGCCATTCCAACATGTAGATCGTACATAGGTTTTAAACTATTACCATTACTACATTGTGTACTAATACGATCTACCAAAAGATAGTTTTCCTGAGGATTAGTCCCAACAACTCCACCAACATCAATACCATTAATTAAACCACCCTTAACACGTATTATAAAACCAAAGCTCACGTCAACACCTCCAACTCCAGTGCTTGTAGACGCTAAGCTAATCCCAACTGAGTTTCCAGCAACAGTCAAGACATTACACTCTAAAGGTATATTTGCGTGTCTTACAGCCATACCTACTTGTATTCCGGATGCATCTGCTAGGGTTAGAGTTAAACCACCATCAGTGGTAACATTACGCACGTGATCTGCAGGTCCAGTTGCATCACCTAAATGAAGACCACCGTCAATAAAAGCATTTCCAGAATCATTAGACGGGTTCCAAACTATAGGTTTGTCTGTTCTAAAATCCCAGTTTTTAGTATATGTACTTGGATCACCAATAAAAGCCCCTCCATGTATACAGTATCCATCAGAATGTCTAGCAAAATGCACGTCATAACTACATTCTGTTTGATCTACTATTGTATATATAGTTTCAGTGGGGTCTTCTTTCCACTTGAATTTTGATCCCGCCACAAGACTTTCTACAAATGTTTTAGTAGTTGGGTCATTGTGACTGTCATTTGTTGTACCAACACCAAAAAACGAAGAGATGGAATTGTGCAGATGGAAATTACCAGTTCCATCCGAGTCATAACCCCCATGAAAGAGTGATCTTAAACTACTACTACCTGGTGCTTTTATACCAGAAAAACCTATATTAATATATGATCCCCCACCACCAGGGTGGATACCAGGAAAAGGGTCAATCCAACCGACGCCACAACCTGAACCTGAATCAAGATTATTACACCCTGGAGACAGATGATTCATGTTATTATTGTCAGGCCAACTTAACGTATCATCGTTACAACCAACAGTGTTTTTCTTTTTCCAAGTTCTTTTGCCCGCGTTGATAAAAAACACACCACTTGCACTACCCTCACCACTATCACCAAGACTGCTCATTGTCTCGCCACCTAAATCTCTTGTAAAACTTTTTCTAGATGCTAGTCTGTTATAATTGTAACCACCAGGATTATCGAGAGCTCCTTTGTACTGAGAGCAACTTGTATACACTCCATACCCTCCCCAAGTAAAGTTTCCACACCCGCCGGTTACAGAGCCACACCAGTCTTTTGCTACATAGTTAGTACCCGAGCGAGTATAAGCGTGAGCGTGAATACCATAATCTCCAATAGATTCACCTCCACTTTTCTCATAAACTGGCATAGAAACTTTTACCTGATAATTAATACCTTGAGTACTGTCAGAAACCATTGATTGAATTTTACCATCGTTTTCAATTTTAACAAAAAATCTACCATCAAAGTTTGGCGTGTTTTGTATTACTCCTTTAGTAAATACAACTCTAACATCCTCTTTGATTGCACTAGAAAACGCTGGGTTGTCAAATATAATATTTATATCGTTATCTAAAGGTTTTGTTAGCGATATAAAATAGTTACTGACAGCGGTAGAACTCGCATCAAAATCTGAAGTAATTTCATTTATAGCGTATTGAGACGAGTAGTCGTTACCCATTACAAACTGTATATACAATTGCTCTTCAACGTTTTGCAAACTAGCTAACGTTGATGTTTTAAAAGGTAAATTAGCAAACTCACTAGGACCGTCGTAGTTTAAACTAAAAGATATTTCACCTACTTTAGGCGCTAAGTTTGTTGTGTCATTGGCAAATCCAAATAAACATGAATTACCTGCTACATTGTGTTTTGCTGATCCTATACGAATTTTTTTAGTTTTAATCCATTTTGGAGCCTCGTTATCTATATCTAACACTTTGTACTCTGTAGAGTTTTCTATAACATTTTTGTCGCCAGACTCTCCCTTTTTAAAATATAAAAAAGTATCTAAATCAATTTTATTTCTATCAGCAGATGGCATGGATAACCATATATTTCCGTCTTCAGCGGAGTACCAGCGGTCCATAGGTACGTTGTAATATTCGGAAGATGTTTCTTTTATATAAAACTTGTAGTACGCCATTTCGCTTGGCGGAACACCACTTAAAGAAGCTGTCAACCTGTTATAATTTTTAGATTCAATTTTTTTAACACTAAAACCTCCATTCTCCCCTATAAGTACTGGTGTCTCTCTACCGTATTTATCTGTAAAAACAACACCTAACTTGTAATCCCTTAAAGATTTAATTGACTTTTGCGGTGATCCAGCTGTTGAGGGTGCCCACGCAACTAAACTGTTATTAAAATCTGGGGTATAAATCTCTCCACCTATTAACAAATCATAATGTTGCTCGTAGTTACCGTAAATGACCCTGTTACCACTAATGCTTTGAGCAAGAGCTTTTTTAGGAACTCCATCCCATGCTCGTAACAACTGCCCAGAAGGAATTACACCTTTTATGTTTTCTGAGTTTACGATATACTCATTTAAAAACCAAGGGCGATCCACCTGTCCACTCGAAATAATATCTATTGGACTAATCGTCTGAACAAGGTAAACATTTGGAGAAGAGTCATCTTTGTATAATATATCAATAGATGTAATATCCGCATACGTTGATGTGTTAAAACCTTTTAACTTTACTGATTGAAGGTTGTTACGCATACCAGTGTTCCAACCTTTTTTAGGGTCATAATTAAAGCTTGTTGGAATAAAAGCTGGCTCAGACCACGGAGCAAACGTAGAATATTCTCCATCACTGTATTTGTATCTATAAGAAAACCTAGGAAATTTATCTTGAAATATACGGGTGTCAGAGTACTCTAAATCAGCTACAAACATCATTGTTTGGCCCGCGGCTGGTTCGGGAGGAACACCATTTAAACCAACTATCTCAATAGTTGCAACAACAACACCATTGCTTGAGTCAAAATTATTACCATTTTGAACGTTTAGTATTTTACCCCTTATTGTCCAGTTGGTCAAAGGTGTAGATGGTAAATCCGTTGGGCTAATCTCTTCTTTTAATAATAAGTAATCACCAGGAGCCCAAGCAACACTAAACGTGCTGTTTATATCATAGTCATAAGGAAATGAAACTTGAATAGTATCCTCAATTAATAATCCTGAAAAATCAGTAGTAGTTGCCGGGTTACTAGAGCTAATTATTGACGTGTTTATTGGATCATCTGAAGTTATTGTAATTGCAGAGTAGTTTAAAGAAGGGTCCCTTCCGTCACTAAGCTCTAGTGACAAAGATTTAATAGGGCTTTTTCGAATAACAGTTATATGTTTTTCACGCGCCATAACATTACTACCTATAGATAATCCTTGGTCAGGATTTATAACGCGAGTATGCTGCGTACCGTTGAAATGAGTTCCGTCTATACTACGTTGTATATTTATTTTTTTAGGCTCAGTTGTGTTATCGGTCCAAAACAGCATGTCATCTACAACATCAATTCCAGTTATTAAAGTGTTAGCGTTAAAATTAAGTGTTCTTGGTCCTTGAAAGTATAACGATTGGTAGGTTCCTTGTAGATTTAAAGGTTGGTCAAGTTCCACTAGCCCACTAACTGCAAACTGAATTGCTCCACCTGTAGCTTGAGGTACGCCATAAGATAATCCACCAACTTGAAATCCTTGTAGTGCAGTAACTCCAGTTTGACAATCTTCTAGTACTATAGAGTTGTTAGAAGTGTTTATAGATTGAACACAGAAATCACTAAGTTGAATACCACCCGTAATACCGCTAATGCTAACAACACTTCCAACAGTAGTGTTTGTAACATCATAATCCACAGTATTGAATATAATTTCTCCGTTTGCAATATTAGTTGTTACTTGATCCGAGCTAGTTATTAAAGCGGAAATAGAAGATCCGTTATAAGATCCAACTAATCCTATACCGCTAGTTAATTCTGCGGTAACGCTAGGATCTAACGTTGGGTTTGAAAATAGTACTGTATTAGTGTCTAGTATTAACTTTACAGCCTGCGCACCCACCCCATTTAAGTACGTCAAAGAAACAATACTAGCAGTGTTAATCGTATATGTGTTACCAGAATAAGCAGGGATTTCTATTGTATCACCAACAAGCTGATTAACAGAACCCCCACTCCATCCGTGTATATATACTTCGTTTAGAGTGGATTGCGAAAAATTTCCATTTATATCTTGTATCATTACAAAACTAATACCAGACGCCACGTCAATCATAGGGTTTAAAGCAATTCCGCTTACAATATTTACGGTATTAATTGTTGGTGTGTAGCCAAAATCAAAAGGGATATATGGCGCTGTGTTAAAAGAAGATATGGTAGCTGTGTTAGAATAAACACCATCGTTAGTGACACCTACTACCGTCCATCCAACTTCTATTTCATTAAAAACAGACGAAGTTATATTTGTTAAAATTGAACTGATAAAAGTGTCATCAAAAGGATTTGTAAGTGAAATACCGTAATTATCTACGAAAACAGGTTTACAATTATCGTTTGACGTATGTCTCCAAATAGAATCTCTCATTGTGACATTCGGACCAGGTTGGGGTTGTCCCCCTGATATAAACCAATATAAAGAGTCTGTTTTTTCATCCGTTACAGACCCCACGGTAGTAGAATTATTTGTAATACTATCAAGACTACCACCCATGCAACCATGTTGATTACCCAATATATTCTGAACAGTTCCAACATCAGATCCTTCTGAAGTTGACACTTGTATGTTCATTGCATCTCTATACTCTCCTTTTGGAACAAGTCTTTGATCGACATCCTTGTTCATTTTACCACCGGTAAAATTATGCTTGATCTCTGGCATGTACTAGTGTTTTATTTGTTTCGATTTACCTCTTAAAATTTGAGTTAATTCTTCTAATTTTAAATTAGATAACCTTAGTTTTGCAGTTCTAACAGCTGCAAATTTTTCTTTTTTAAACCTGTTTACTTGATATTCAGGTATATTAGATTTTCCTGATAAAATAGCGCAAGAAATCCACTTGTACATTGCTTCTTCAGCAAACTTGTGAACTTTCATTTCATCTTCAGTGCCTAGGCTATCGCTTATGTAATCTAATATTACAGTTTTTCCAGAAATATTAGAACTAAAATGTATTTTTCCTGCATTTTCATCTACATAAAAAGAACCATTAGCTTGAGCGTGCTGAGGATCTAAACCGTATCTATTACCATTCATTTTCCAATAAGTATCATCTTGATAATCATCTTGATTTTCAGAAGGTGTTTTTGATTTATAATTACTCCAAGCTTTAGATTCAGAATCAGTCAACATACTACCATCAGCACCATTAAAAGAGTATGAGCCATCAGAAGCTTGTGTTGGTTTTGTAGGATTAGAAGTTTTACTAACCGGATACACAACATGATTAATACCAGCACTATCAACCCAGCTTATTTTAACGTAACTAACATAGTCTTGTGGTAACGTCATCTGTAGTGTTGCTGGAACAGTTATCTCTAGAGCCTTTGTAGATTTGAAAGTGTCAAACGACATTTCAGCTAAACCTCTTTGCGCATGAAACGCTACATCTGTTCTACTAGCTTTTGATATTATTTTATCTTCACCAACATACACAAACATAAATTGACTTATAATGTCACTTAGTGAAACAAATTGATATTCACCATATAAACTAACGTTGCCATAATATTGAGAAGAGGATTGATTGTCTAATAATGCCATTTATTATATTTTAGGTTGTTGTTGTTTTGTTGCCATGTCCATGCCTTGACCAGCTTTCATTATATCTGGTTGCTGGTTAGCTAACCCAGCTAACATCAATATTTTATTTACAAGTTGATTTTCTTCTGATCTATGCAATTCAAAGTCTTGAGTTGAAGGGTTGGCGTCGTACATTGCTTGTTTATTTATAACAACATAAGTCCAATTAACTTTTGTAGGAATTCTAAAATAAATAAAACCTGATATAGTTATAAAAGAGTCGTTAGAACCAACACACCTTATTATATTACCTCTTATGTTAACTATAGGCCTACTGTCAGAAGGCTTCGTCAGTGGACCGCCTTTTCTAGCGTCATTAAAATCTTTAGTGTTTAATATTTCGCAAAAAACATTACCTAATGCTTCAACCCTATGAACTCTATAAACATCGCTTGGCAACTGTTTGTTTATACCACCACCCCCAGCCCCTACGTAATTTGCAATTTGTGCGGGACCTTGTGACCTTTCAAAAATCTGAATTTTTTCCTCTAACATGTTGTCTACATCTGCATAAACAGTGTCGTTACCAGGACTTTTTCTTGCAACATTTGTGTCGTAGAAATATTGTTCAAATATCTCCATTTGTGCTTGGTTGGCAAATAGATTGAAATCTTGAGGCGTTATATAACCTCTTTGTTCTTTATTAGCTAACGCTAAAACTTTTTGATATACTGTATCTACGCTTACCATAATTTCTTTTATTTATTATAAGGGAACAATCTGTTAAGAGTATCTTTTCTTTTTCCACACCCGCAGTCTTTACCGGTTGCTTTAGCAACGGTGTCAACAACTTTTTTTATTCCCGTTGCTTTTGTAATTTTCTCTATTGAGTCGCCTAGTCCTTTTGATTTGTTTTCCATATAATTTAATTTTGTAGTTTACGATCGCCCCGTAGAGCGACCGCATCTACAGTTAGATTAATTTAATCTTTTTTCAATATTAGAATAAATCTCCATCCCTTCATCTGTTTTAAACCAATGTGCTAAAGCAGTGTATGGGTGCTCGTCAAATGGTATAACCATTAGCTTTCTCCCGTTACTACCCCACAAAAAGTTTCTTTGATCAGAAGACAATCTTAATATACCAGCCTCAACAGCTTTAATACCAAAATTTCTTAGCATTACATTTTCGTCATCTGCTAACTCTAAGAATAATTTAGGGTTGCTACGAGCAAATACTAATAAATCTCTTTTAAGCTCCTTAGAACTCAACTCTGATACCTCAGATCCTTTCTCTACACGCATGATAGCTTCAGCCATATCTATATCAATGTTTCTAGCGGCCACCAAAGCGTCAACCTGCATGTCTAAAACTTCAATCTCATCAGCCGCAACAGCTGCTGGTTTGTACTCTTCGTATAAGTTATTTTTATGAGGATGATATAAAGATAATAGTTTTTGTAAAACTGTTTTTTCTTTTGGTACGTACAAGGATCCTGATCTAAATACAATGTGCTCTAATCTTTGGTCACCTTTCATTTCATCAACAAATGGTGTTTTTTGGTTTTGACAATATTTAAGTTCTCTTTCATAACCTTTTTCTTTGTCAAAATAATATATACCAGCTGCCTTTATTGATCTAGACAAAGGTTTTTTACCACCTTTTAAGTAATACATTCTATCTTTAATCTCCCACTCGTTTGTAGGTTTTAATCTTTGTCTTGCTTTTGGTTCTTCAACCACCGGTGTTTCCACCATAACTTCTTCGAAGTCTTTTTCTATTAAAGGTTCTACAACCTTTTCTGTTTTTTGTTTTTTTGCCATAATATAATATAATATAAATTAATAAAATAAAAGGCCGAGGCCGAAGCCCCGGTCTTTAATATAAATCGTGCTTACTTCATTAACATGAAATTGTTAGCACCTTGTGTAACTAAACATCTTTCCGATAACATGTGGATTTGCATTGCATCTAAAGCAGATGTAGCAGCACCAACAGAACCAGTAACCCATGATTTCATTTTTCTATCATCAGTTTGAGAAGCTCTATAACGAACGTGTAAGAAAGGTCTCTTAAGATTCTTTCCTAATTGTTGGTCATAAACCGTTGAAGTACCAGCTGGAATAATAACCCCTCTAATTGCAGCAGCAGCGTTAGCAGCATTAATACCACCTCTTGTTGCCAAATCATTTAGGTATCTAAAGTCAGACTTGTAGAAGTCATAAGAACCTCTTCTGAAACCAGAGAAACCTAAGTTTAAAGCCATATCTTCAGAGTTATCAAATACTCCGTAAGAAGTACCACCAGCTCCGTAAGAATTCATAGAAGCTAACATGTCATCCATTGCTAACGAAGTAGCTCTGTTTACAAACATCATGTTTTCTTCAATAGCACCTTGCTTATCAAACTCAGCTAATATAGCGTCAAATTCAGCTAAATCAGTTGCAGCGTTAATACCAGTGATTCCAGAAGTTAAATTACCTCTTGACTCAATAGCAGCGAATAAACCTTCAGTACCAACTAATTCATCGTTACCAGCAATAACACCTCCTAAGAAAGTATCAACAGCATTAGTATTAGAACCTTTAACACCTTCTATCATTGCCATCTCAATGTAATCATTAAAACGAGCTCTTGTATCAGCTTCAGCTTTTAAATACCACATGTAGCCAGTTTGACCAGTTTCTCCAGTAGTTTCAACCCAACCAATTCTAGACGCATCAGAACCTGATACTTCGTAGTAATCTTTTAAGATAATTGGTTTGTTTGAAAATGTTTTAAAGTCTGGCTCGTTAGCACCTCTTGACTCTACAGTTGTAGCAGCAGCGGCGTTGTAACCAGTACCTTTAGCATATTCAGAACCATAAACTAACATAGTTGTAGCTAAGTTAGTTGTAAGCGCTGCAATTGCAACACCATCGTAAGGAGCTACAGTAATATCAGCACCTGAAACACCTGTAACTAAACATTTAACAGTCACGTTAGCGTTTGATACAATAACTGTATCGTTTAATCTAACACCGTGAGTTGTCATACCAGCTTCAACTAAAGTTGCACTAGAACCAAAGTTCCCGTCAATATCAGATTGAATAGTTATAACGTTCTCTGCGTCGATATCACCTTTATAAGAAAGGTGTAATCTACCTTGCTCAGACCAAATAACTTGGTCAGCAGTCATAGATTCTTCAGCTCCAACTTGTGAAAGAAATCCTGATATAGTTCTCGGTCCGAAAACTTCAGCTTCCGCTTCCATTAGATCTGGTAAGTATTGTTGTGCCCAACCACCAGAACCATTAAGGTCTAAGTAGTTAGTTGATAGTGTTTGCTGTATTGGAGCAGGTACACTATTTAGGCTTGCGCCTGGAGTAATTGCCATAATTTTGTTTTTTTAAATTTATTTATTTTTGTTTTTAATTTTAAACTTAAAATCAGAAGAATTATTACCTAACACCTTTACTTTTAAACCGCCCACTTCAACTTGCCCATGACTTTGCCTTGGGTTCATATCAACGTTTTTAGCATTAGCAATACTATTTTTCATGGCATCTGCTTTTCCTTGTTCGTAAAAGTGTTTTGCAACAGCGTCAGCGTTCATTGCTGTGTATAAAGATTTATGATAACCCTTAGCGTCTGTTAAAGCAGATTTCTTATCCAAAAACTTTTTGGTAAAATTACTTATGTCGCTCTGAGTGTTTTTAACCTCTTCAGCATTGTTTACATTAAACCTGTATTTCTTGTCACCGACGTTATATTCAAAACCTTTGAACTTGTCGTTGAAAACTTGTTCAGTTTTCTGTGTAAAAATATCAGAGTTCTTTTTAACTGTTTTTTGAGTTGCTTCTGACTCCTTGTTATATCTATTAAAGAAATCAATTGCCTTTTGTTGCTCACCCGTAAGTTTGCTTCCAGCTTTGATATCGTCATAGTATTTAGACTTTTGCCCGTCTAGGTGGCTTTTAGCGCTGGCAACTTGCTCTTTAAGCGCTAATTTCTTTCTACGTATATCTCTATCGTCGTCCATATCTTCGTCGTAAGAGAATGTATCTTCCATAAGGAAGTTAATTTCTTCATTATCTAAATGAGGTTTTGTTTGCTTGTAATATTCACGCAATAGACTTTGGTCGTCTAACTTTGAATAATCTTGATTAAGCTTAACATAATCACTTAAATCTCCACCAGTATCATCCATAAAGTCCATTAACTTTTGGATATTCTCTGGTAATGGTTTTCCAGTAGCTTCAGCTTCTGCTATAGCTTCTTCAACCTGCTCCTCAACATCTTCTTCTTCAGTAATTTCTTCTAATACTGTAGCTTCTTGTGTTTCAGCTTCCGGTTGTACTTCTTCTTGTTCTTGTGTGGGCTCGGCATCTTCAGACTCTGCAACCACTCCGCTGTCGTCAGCGTTATCTTCTTTAACTTCATCTTTTTTTGGTTCTGGTGGTTTACTTAAATCTACCTTAACAACACTATCGTCTCCAGCTGATTCAAATTTACTTTCATCAACTTGTTCAGTTGTTTCTTGTGTAGTCTCTTCGACTACTTTTTCATTTTCTTCTTCCATAATATAATATAATAATAGTTAATAATTTATCTAGGGTCAAACACTCCTAAATCAAATCCTCCGCCTAATATATCATTACCTGCGGACTCAAAGTTTTTAGGTGGTTTACCACTATTTCTTTGATCTATAAGTTCGCTTTGTTGAGAGGCTTGTATTCTAGTCCTCTCGTCTTTACGATCTTCCTTTTGTTTTTCTTTTGTTTTTTGACCATCAACCTCAATACCTTTAAGTTGCATATTCATTTCAAACTCTAACTGCATTAACTCTTTTTTCATTTGAACCTCTTGCATCATTCTTTGAGACTCTAATTGAGCTTTAACTTGTTCTAACTGCGCTTGACTTTGTGTTAAGGCTTGGTTTTTTTGTACTTCTGATTGAGCCGCTGCTTGAGCAGCTTGTTGGTTCATTTGACTCTGCATTTGCATATTTTGTTGTTGCAAAGCTTGGTCTTTGTCTAGTTTTTTCTTTCTACGTATTTTAAGCAGTTGATTAGCTAATTTAATATTTTTTATTTCTCTAATATCAATTGCGTCAGCTAATTCAATTATTTGTTGTTGTAACGCCATTTGAATGTTGTTTTCCAACATCATTCTTTCCTCTTCATCTGGCTGTAGGTTAATAAATATACCAAAATCATACAAGTGCAACTCACTAAGCTCTTCTAATACAGCTGCATTGTGAACACCAATAGCTTGTATGAAAGCATTTTTTGTTGGTGAGTATTCTATAATATCAGAAATTCTCAAAGATAAACACTCGCACACCTCAGCTGTTAAAAATAGTCCAGACTGTAATATATGCCTAGTTGCTGTATTTGAGTTTGCTGCTGCCAACTTTTGAACCCCAACTAAAGCATTTTTATCTGGAGTACTACCGTCTCTAGCTTCGTTAAGTCCGGTCACATCTCTTATCATTTGCAAGTAGTAATTATAGTTACCAATAAGAGCTTGCATTTTGTTTCCACCAGAACCTGATGTAATTTCTTGAATTGGTACTTTACCTGGATTCATATCACCTTCAGAGGTAAATGATCTACCAATTACCGAACCAGTTTGAAAAAACATATTTAAAGCTTCTTGTGGATTGTAGTTAGTTCCATTACCTAAATCAACTTCAGCTAAACCATCGGCATCTAAGTAAACTCCATCTGGAACCATCCTAGACATTACCTGTTGTAGTTTTAAGTGAGTCAACTGAATCATATCAGCAAAACCAGTTATACGCTTTACCAACGAGTCAATCTTACCATTATACATTCTAGGAGCAACAATAGCGTAATTCATTTTAACTTTAGTAAAATCACTTTTAGGACGCATCATGTTTTTAGCCATCTCCCACCTAAGCAGCTTTTCTGTACCTAAAATCATAGCTCCATCATATAGACACTCTATAGACCTTAACATTTTACCAAATCCACCTTCCATGTTTTCTGGAGGATTAAATGAATCATCTTTAGGTATAATTTTATCACCACCCGTCGCTGTTTCTTTGGTTTTATAAACCTCGTTCATGTAGGTTTTGTAGTTAAAATATAAAACCTGGATAGTATTATTGTCTTCTTTGTTGTAGTTATGTATAGAGTTGTGGTTAGATCTATTGTTAGATTTATTCTTCATTATATCTTCAAGATCGGTTTCGCTTAAGTGAGGAAATTGTTTTGCTAACTCGTTTACAGGAATAGTTTTTACCTCACCAACATAGTATATATCATCAAAATAAGGCGAATCAGTATGAGAGTAAACCAAATTAGCTGGATCAACGTAATCTACGACAACACCCTCTGAAGTATTGAATGATGTTTTTACTGCCCCTATACCTAAAACAGTAAGGTCATAATAAAATTGTTTTTTTGTAAGCTCGTATCTATTACCTTCTAATAAAGTGTTAATAGCTTGCTCTTCTGCTATCTCAATAGATTGCTTATAAGTTAACTGCATGTGAAGCTCTAGCTCCTCGTTGCTTTCTGGAAGCTCTTCCATTTGACTCTCTTTAACATTTAAGTTTAGCTCCCGTTTAACAGCTTCGTTAAATTCTTTTAACCTCATGTCTTTTAATACAGACTCCATGTACTTAGTTCTTTTAGAAACTCCATGCGGATCTTGAGAGTAAGCCTTTACGTCGTAAGTTCTTTCGGCAATACCATTTACAACTATATCAACAAACTTAGATATAATAGGCACTGGTTTCCAGTCTAAGTTTAAATAGGACAAATCACCATTTATAGATAACTCATCCTTGTATTTTTGTATAGACTGCTCGCCTCTTGCGTATAGTCTTAAGCTGTGAAAATCATTATAATTAGTTCTATGTCTATTAGAACCTCTATCATTATTAAACCACTCTTGCTCTATTGCTTTACCTACTTTCAAACCATAATCATAGCTTAGCTTTTCAGCATCACTAACTGTTTGACTCGGGAAATAACTTTTAATGCCAGACTCTGCCATATTTATTATTTGATTATTTGTGAATTGTTTCCAGTATTAATATACTTAGAAATGTTTATATTTAGTGGTTGCTTTTCAACCTTAGCATTTGGCCTGTATAAGTGCCTATTGTTAGCCATAACAGCTAGACCAGAACTTATTGATGCATCATGCTTTGTTCTTTTGTTTATATCAAACTTTGCCCAATCATTTAGTAGTTCATTGAAATATAAATCACCATGACTACCATCTTGTTTAACACCAACATGATCTTGTATATACATTTCAATAGCAGCCGCGTGAGCTTGTTTAATATCTTCTGAAGAGTTAGGTATTCCACCAACTTCTTTTTCTGCAACAGATAATTTGTTCCATATCTTATCGGGTCTATTCATACTAAACCCTCTATATCCTCTACGCCTCAGATAGTACAAAAGACGAGGTTTATTGTTTTCCGCGAGTATAGGCATCCCGTAAAATACTAAAGCCATTAGAACGTCCTCAAAGAACATCTCAGCTGTTGGCGGTCTTGATAGGTATTCTAAAAAGAAACTGTTAGCCGGGGCATCTTCCATACTAAACCTAGTTAAACCGTGTAAAGCTCCTTTCGAGCCAACACCATCTACTGTACCCGATATATCGTAACTATCACAACCAAAAGCACCCATGTGTTCGTTGCCAGGATATTTAATACCATTTTTAAGTATCACTCTGTTTTGCAACTGCTGAGGTGGGACCCAACTAACCTTAAACCTGCCCTTTGGATCTGGATAAAATATAACTTGTGAATCTTTAATTCCATTGACCCATTGAAAGTTACCTGTTGTAATTCCAAGTGTGCTATACATCTCCTCGTTATAGTCT